GTCCAGACCTGCTTCCCTTAATTCCTGCGCCTTTTCCAGCAGCGCTGATGTCCTGGCAAGGGAATCCGCCGCTGATGATGTTAACAAATGGCGGGTTTTCAAGCGTTCTAATATCTCCATATACTGTGTGTCCATCTCCAAAATTTTTTTTTTAATTACTTTAGTTTGATACTTTTCAAATTCACAACTCCATTCGGTTTTTATGCCTGCAAGCGCGGCACCCAAACCAAATCCCTCTACTCCGCTAAACAGCGAGCCGTGCGTTAATTCTCTTTTCATTTCTTACTGTAAAATTCCATAAGTTCTTTAATACTCTCCATTAACCCGTCTTGTGTCTCGCGCTTACCGTCGAGTGATTTTATTATCTTCTCGTCGATAGTATTCTTTGCAATGATGTGATGAATCATAACGGGCTTCATTTGTCCCTGGCGATACAACCGGGCGTTGAATTGCTGATACAGTTCAAGCGACCACGTCATACCGAACCATACAAGTATGTGGCCGCCCTTCTGAATATTGATACCGTGCCCTACGCTTGCCGGGTGCGCTACCATCAGAGGCACCTTACCTTCGTTCCAGTCTGCTATGTCCTGGGCGGTTTCCAGTTTACGCGGTTTGAACTCCTTAAGGGCTTCCAATATACGGGCTTGTTCATGCTTGAAGGCATACGCTACAAGAACGGGTTCGCCGTTGGAAGCTTCTATGATTTCCTTAAGCTTTTCTATCTTCTCATCGTGAACGTCGATAACCTTTCCGTCCGCGTCGTACACCCGGCCGCCTGCCATTTGCTGTAGTTTGTTACCCAGGGCGGCCGCACTCGCGGCGGTTAATGGCTCGTCTGAATTGATAAGTTCTATTATCTGCTCGCGTTCAAACGTGCTGTACGCCTCCATAGCCTTAGGCGGTAGCTCCACATAATCGTATATCGGCATCCTATCCGGCATTTTTAGGTAGTCCTCCGCTTTCATGGATATGGTTATATCACTGATTAGGTTACTTATTTGCTGTTCCGTTTCGTTCTGTGGTGATTTAAGTACATATTCATATACTATGTCGCCGTTACGTTTGCCAGGCTTAAAGAACCTATCGCGATACGCTGTTATGGTCTTACCTAACCTTTGCCCACCGTCAACCAAATACATTTGGGCGAAAAGGTCTATCATACCTTGGGGGGTGGGTGTCCCGGTCAAACCGACAACGCGCGGAATGAATTTGCGGACTTTACGAAGCGCGCGGAAACGTTTGGAAGAACTATTTTTAAAACTCGTCAACTCGTCGATAACTACCATATCGTAGGGAAGCTTTATGCCTCCCAGCTCCGTTACCAGCCAAACGATGTTATCACGCCCTATGGTGTATATATCGGCCTTCTTCTCCATCGCCGCCCGGCGTTCTTTCGCCGTCCCGGCTATCACCGATATAGTAAGCCCTTTTAGGTGTTCCCAGTTGGCTATCTCATCTTTCCAGGTAACCTCGGCAACCCGTTTAGGGGCAATGATTAGAACGTTTGATATAATACAGCTATCTATCAGTTCTTTTATCGCCGTTAACGTCGTTGCTGATTTACCCATACCGCAATCAAGGAACAGCGCCGCGCATTCATTTTCTATTATGTGGTTTACGCCTCTAACTTGGTAATCATGTAAATTATCTCTTCTTAACATAAGCTGCTTTATTTGTTCCGTGGTTACTATGGAATCCGTATTTTAGTTCTGCCTCCCTGCGAGCGGCGGCGGCTTCGTCTAACGTATCGAAGTAACCAAGGAATTTTTTAACTCTATTTACTTTTATCTCCGCGCAATACTTTTTAACTCTGCGTTTATCTACATAGACCCCACACACGCCCGTAGTATTGTTTTTACCTATAGACGCGTTTCGCGAATTTATGGTATTATCTACAAGCCTAATATTGCAAAGGCGGTTATCGTCTCGCACGTGGTTTATGTGGTCTACCTGCATATCGTCGGGAAGACTTCCGTAGGCGAGTAGATAGCATACCCGGTGAACCTGGTGCAAAACTTTATCTATCCGTACCCGTAGATACCCGTCGGGGCTTGAACACCCTGCGGCCGTGCCTGTGTGAAACCTATTGTTCCCGGTAGTTACCTTTCTAATAAGCAACCCCGTTTCGGGTTCGTACTTAAATAGTTCGTTTGCTCTTTCAAATGTTAACATCTCCTGCCTCCTTTATTACTTTTTCGCATAGACTTGTAAGCCTCATGAGTTCTAACCTTAAGTGCATAACGTCCAATATAGGGGCGCTTCTCATTGCGTTTAAATCTTTGTCGGTAATACCATTTACTTTAGTTTGTAGATGGCAGCCTTGTGAGGCCACCTCTACATTTATATAATTACATTTAGCCATCGCCTTACATTAATTTAGTTCGGTACCATACGCATATACTTTTGAAATCTCTTTCCTCGGGAATTTCTCCGAGTTGTTTACGGGAAAGGAAAATAATGTCTTTGGTT